GATTGCAAGTTTGTCGGTTCAGACGGTTGGTGTGAACTACTGTTTCATGAACCAGAAGAACGGAAAAGAATGTGTCCGATTTGCAAAGACTATGAACAGAACGACACACAAGAAAGTGATGAGAATGATTAAAGAATACATAACAAAACATGAAAGAACGGAGAACACTGACAGTATTGGTTATGTTCAACCGCTTATTCGGTGCAAGTATTGCCATTACAGTACGTTTGTAAATATGCCGTATGGTGAATATTATTGCAAGAACATTGAGAAATATATTAGTGCTGATTGGTTCTGTGCTGACGGGGAAAGGAGAACAGAATGAGTGTAATTGTACTTAATACGAATGTTCCTGCTTCATGTTCTTTTTGTGAGTTTGGAAAGAGATGGGATAACGGACATACATTATGCGAAAGAAGTCCATATGAATCTCCTGTTGAAGACGATTCACCAAGACCATCGTTCTGTCAAATAAAAGAATTAGTTTACTGTAAAGATTGTTATTACAGTTCATTGGTAAAGATGCCGTATGGAGATTATTACTGTAAGAACAATGAAAAATATGTTAATGGGGATTGGTTCTGTGCTGACGGGGAGGTGAAATAATGAAGTTAATTGATGCAGATGAAATTATGAAACGATTCCTTGAACGTTCTGAAGATGATTGGAATAAACAGACAACGACCACATGGGCAGGAGCATATGAAGACATATCAGACGAAATAGATGACGAAGAAGAGTGCATTGTCCGATGTAAGGATTGTAAATTCGGTTTTTCAGAATACGGTTATGTGTTTTGCACAAAACCGTTTGTAGAAAAAGGGAATGCGAACCATAACCCAGATTGGTTCTGTGCTGATGGTGAAAGGCGGTGAAGTAGGATGGATGAAACAATACCGCAGTGGATCGAAGCAGACAAACTGCCGTCAACTACAAAGTTTCTTTGCCCGCATTGCAGAGAGATGGTTTATTTCTCGCATGGCAGCAGTTCAAAGGCCAGGCGTAGAGGACTGACAAAACGCTGCCTATATAAGTTCTGCCCCTGGTGCGGAGAAAAGGTAACGCCATTGAGGATCAACTATATAGTCAGCGACTAATGATGTTTTTACACAGGAGAAGAACATGGGATACAAAGATTTAAAAGTCGGTGACCCTGTTTATGTATGGAAAGAGGTTCGACCATACAGAGTAAAGTGCAGAAATGAAAGATTTATTATCTGCACAAAACCATACAATCCGCAACATACTGTGATGTATTTCATAATCGACCTTGAGAAAGGAATCAGAGGACCTGACAACATGGTTTTCTGCTCCGGTTATGAAACACAGGAACAATGTGAAGAACGACTGAAAGAACTTCAAACAGGATGGATTGAAGTATCACAAAGACATTGTGTGCAACTTGATTAAAGGCAACGATGACCTATGACGCTTTAACACAGAAAGGTTGATTAGATGTTAAGACATATGTCAGTTAGCATAGAAGGACTTCTTGCAATGAGTGATGCGAGAATGAAGAAAATGCTAAATAGCGTGAAAGATGAAGAAGGCAGACAGCCTTCGCTTGAAGAGTTCAAACAATATCTGAATCATGAATGGTCATTAGGTCACAGACTATTACCAGTGCCAGAATGTGACAATTTTGATCCGGTTAAAGGGTGCTTGGGGCATCCAAACAAGTGAGTTAAAGGCAACGATAAAGGGGGTGAGCGTATGAAACGATTCTGGCCGGAAGATGACGACTTCTTCTGGATTGCGGTGGCCCTGGCTGCATTCCTGACATTCTGTCTGAGCGCACTATATGCATTGGGGTGATGAGTATGCCTGAACATAAACTTGGTAAGTGTCCGTGGTGTGAACGGCACAACGTCCTGCTGACGTTTGTAGTCGGGCAGTACGCGGGCAATCTGTGGTGTGACTGGATATGCTACAGGTGCCTGAATTCAGCAAGACAGCTTCCGGAGGTGATGAAGATTGACGATCAAAGAGTTCAGCGACAAGTATCAGATACCATATAACATAGCATTCAAGGCATCGTACGTTGTAAAACCGGCGGCAACATTCCGGCATGACAAGGAGTACGATGAAGAGGAACTGCATGAACAGTCTTTAAAGTATGCAAAAGCACGCCTGAAGATGCTGACATACCAGCGCGATCAGTACGTCACGGCGGTGGAAAACCTGAGCAAACCGTAACAGTTTTTTAAGTTTACAGATACCGCGAATCGACTTATAATAAACACACATACAAATATAAGGAGGCATCAGATGATGAGACGACAAGAAGGTGACACGACGTGACACCCGAAGACTATGCGAAGGTTCATCAGAAAGCGTTCAGATGCGCTTTCGACTTTTTGAACCAGCACTTCCCGCCGGGGGACACGGAAGAGTGGTGGAAGCAAACCGCACAGGACTGCTCTGCTGCGTCCCTTGCATTTGGTGAAGCACCCATTGTCATTGAACTGCTCAACGGAATCATGAACTATCTCGGAAAAGAATATCACAGGAGGAATGAACATGGCACGGCTAACGATTGAAAGACAACCATGCACAAGCGGCCTGGATACCATGAAAATCACGGGATTTACCGACGGCGAACTGTCCGAACTGAAGAGCATGGACCACTTTGAAGCAAAGGAAAAACTGCTGGACATGCTGGACAATCGGAACAATGGCCAGGGTACACTGTGGACATGCGGACTTGGAGTCTGGGGACTCTGGTTTGACAATGAAGCAGCATACCTGAACGTCGGTCGGTCCTGTGATTAATTTTTTTGCCAGCAAATAACGCGATAAGCAATAAGGAAAACGGCAATGCGAATTGGATTGATTGACGTTGATGCTGTGAACCATCACGGGCCAAAGTTTCCGAACCTGGCACTGATGAGAATATCTGCATGGCACAAGGCCCAGGGCGATGAAGTTGAATGGTGGTGGACTGACTTTTTCCATTACGACATCGTCTATATGAGCAAGGTATTCAGCAGCACGTACAGTCCGGACGTACCGGAACCGTTGAATGCAGACAAGGTGATTAAAGGCGGAACAGGATATGCAATACATCTTGAAAATGGAGTTGAAGTGTTCGACAAGAACCGTCATCAGAATCTTCCGCCGGAAATTGAAAGTATGTTTCCAGACTATTCTATCTATCCGCAATTCAACTTTGCGGTAGCAATGACGTCACGCGGCTGTCCACGCGGCTGCCAGTTCTGCCACGTTGCCAGTAAAGAAGGCAGATGCTCCAGGAAAGTGGCCAATGTGTCAGACTTCTGGAATGGCCAGCCGCACATTGAGGTACTTGATCCAAACATTACTGCCTGCCGTGAGAAACGCGATCTCATAAAGCAGTACCGTGAAACCGGAGCGTCAATATGCTTTAACCAGGGCATAGATATCCGATTTGTAAACGACGATGATATTGAAGACTTTAATCACATGAAACTGAAGAAGATCCATTTTGCCTGGGACAACCCGGCGGATGATCTGGAAGATAAGTTCCGGAACTTCTCAGATAAATACAAGAACAAGTCGAACCGCATGGTATATGTCCTTACAAACTTTGAAAATGTATCTGAGCAGGAACATATTGAGCGGGCGCTTTACAGGATCTACAAGCTTGACGAGATGGGATATGATCCGTTCGTGATGGTGTACAACAAACCTTCTGCACCCAGGCGGATTAAAGACCTGCAACGATGGTGCAATAACAAGTTTGTGTTTGGAAAAATTCCAAGGTTTGAAGATTATGTACCGAACCTGAAATACAGCAGGGTGGTGAAAAGCACATGAAAGTATATGTGGTAACAGCAGGAGAATACTCAGACTATCATATTGAAGCAATCTTCACAAACGAAGAAGTTGCAAATCAATATGCAAACCTGGACAGCGACAGGAACGTGGAAGAATATGAAACAGATATTGAATCTATAAACCCTGATCCGGATAAATTAGTATATTTTGTGACCTATGACTTTGAAGCGGATAATATTAAAACATTGTGTCTGACGGCAGGACACAGCAGGGGCGATGACTTTGTTTATGATTATCAAACCGTCTTCGGTTTTTATGTCAGTCCGTCTGAAACGCTGGACAACTCAATCAGAAGGCTCGGTCACAACAGTGACTGGCTGCTGAGAATTGCACAGGACAGGTTCTATATGTATTGTGACGCGCATGAAACCAGCAGGCAGGAATTGATTCAGAAGAAGAGAGACCATTACAAAAGATTCGATGAGATATATCCGATGTACACAACTTCCGTATCCACAGAGCATATGCTGGATATTGCCGCACAGAATAAAACAAACGACATCCTTCACGAACTGATTGCAGAAGGGAATCCGGCTCCATCATACGGAGAACTTGTTTGGATCCTGCTTCAGGCAAGGAAGGAGGCGGAAGAACAGCATGAGCAAGACGAACTGCATTAACTGCGGTGCGGCAAAAGAAGTGTCAGATCTTCAGTGCCCGTTCTGCGGCACAAAATACGCCGATTTAACCACTATTGATCCGTTCCATGACCATGAACTGTACATCCAATTCCGTGGTGTAAACGGTGCCGTCAGGACTGCTAAAGCGTACATCACAAGTACGGAATTACAAATGCATCCGGAAGAAACCTGCCTTTATTCTATGGAAGGAATGGTTCACAGGCACGTAAACGCAATCAACGTTACTGGATCCATTGACTTCACCCTATACGAATCATTATGAAACAGCAAAGGAGGTGAGAATGTGTGTCAGAAGCAAAGCAACTGATTCCAAACTGGACGCTGGATGACTTCCTGTCTGAACGTCCGTACGCCTGGCTGTATGAACAGAAAGACAACAAGTTTCTGCTGAGCCAGCTGCTGAACAGGATGCAGATTATTGCCAAAGAACTGAAGTTTCCCGGGTTTATGAAAACCTGGAATGCCTACGTCGAAAGCAAGTCCCCTAAAGCGACGATCCTGGGCAGCAACCAGACTATGTTTCCGAAGCAGCCGGCCCAGCTGGAGTGCGGTGCATACGTAGCTGATGAATACGGTGTGTCACGCCTTAATGAGATGGGTGCAGAGGTTGAGGTTATATCGCATCCGCTGATGCCTGTTAAACGTGTAACTAATATTGAAACCTTTGAGGAAAAGCTGGAGATTGCCTACTGCCGTGGACAGGATCCGTGGAAAAGCCTTACTGTTTCCCGTGAACAGCTGGCGTCCGCGCAGAAGATTATCGGACTGTCACGGCAGGGGATAGACGTGAACAGTGAAAACGCCAAGGAAGTCGTCAAGTACATGTCCAAGCTAGAGAGCCTGAACTATGACGCACTGCCAAGGCAGAACTCCGTATCGCATATGGGATGGCTCCAGGACGGACAGTTCATGCCATATGTAAAAGACGTTTCCTATGACGGGGACAGTCCTGAGTTCCTGAATATGTACAACGAATTCAAACCGACAGGAGATGAACAGGTATGGCTGGATCTCGTAAAGGAAATAAGACGGTCAGAGTCTATACCGGCACGGATTGCTCTGGCTGCGTCTTTTGCGGCCCCGCTCGTCCAGATCCTCGGTGGATTGCCTTTCTTCTGTCATCTGTGGGGAGAAACAGGATGTGGCAAGACCGTCGGACTGATGTTGGCCGCTTCCGTATGGGGAAATCCGGACGTTGGCCGGTACGTGAAGACGTTCTCAGGCACTAAGGTAAGTCAGGAGTTATACGCGGCATTCTGTTGCAATTTACCTATCCTTTTTGATGAACTGCAGGTCATTTCTGATAGAAAAACCTTTGACGACCTTGTCTATATGTTGTGCGAAGGTGTCAGCAAGGGGCGCGGGGCAAAGGAAGGCGGACTACAGGTTCAGAAGCGGTGGTCGTCATGCATCATAACCACAGGTGAGATGCCGATCACACAGGGAAACTCAGGCGGTGGTGCAGTCGCACGTATCGTCGAAGTAAACTTCGGCGGTGTCCCGCTGTTCAAGGATGCACGCACAACCGCAAATATGCTGAAGGAACACTACGGATTTGCCGGGCCAAAGTTCATACAGATGCTTCGTAAGGACGGCGTGATCGACGCACTGAAAGCACTGCAAAAGAAGTTCTATACGGAACTGATGCAGGAAGATGTGCAGGATAAGCAGATACTGTCCGCATCGATCCTGCTGGCAGCTGACGCCCTGGCAACAAAGGCAATTTTTAAGGACAAGCACGCACTGACCGTTGACGAAATCAAAGGATACCTTGTCAGCCGATCCGAAACAGACGTGAACCTCCGGTGCTATCAATGGCTCATTGGTTTCTGTGCTGCCAACCCGCGCCGTTTTGATTCGGAAGACAATACCAACGGCGAACTGTGGGGTAAGTATGAAGACGGGTATGTGTACATCAACAAGACGATCTTCGACGATATCCTGAAGAACAAAGGATTCTCGCCGGGTGCTTTCCTTGACTGGGCACGACGCAAGGACAAACTGAAGTGCCAGTTCTATGGCGTAGGCAACAAGAACAACCGACCGACATGGCCTGTGTATGTAAACAAGAAGCAAATCCCGCACGTAGTGATCAAGCTGCCGGAAGAAGAACTGACAGAGAAGGAGGAGTATCAGAAGTATGTTGAAGTCAATGACCCTGACATGCCGTTCTGACCTTTCCTTACCTTATTACGGATATTACGAAGCAGGTGTGCACACCGTAATACGTGAACCCGTTGATACACAAGGCATAGCGGGATCGTATTACGGATATTACGGTATTACGAACAGAAATACACACATATATATACGAGAAAAAAATTATAAAAACACGCGTGTCCGCGCGCGTAAGGTGTATTCGGACACCGTAATATCCGTAATATCCGTAATACGTGACCTGGAAGCATTGAAAAATAAGGCTTTAAAAAATTACGGTGTCGGTAGGCACACCGTAATACACCGTAATAAATGTGAGGTGAAAGCATGAAGACACTCATCGCTGTCCCGTGCATGGACAGAATACCGTTTGAGTTTTCGATGGCGATGGACTACCTGATCAAGGGTGAGAACGTGTCCATCCTGTACAAACCAAACTCATTGGTCTACGACAGCCGTAACCTGATCAGTCTGACTGCCATCGAAAATAAGTTTGACCGCGTGATGTGGTTCGACAGTGACATGGTGTTCAATCCTGATACACTGCAACGACTTCACGAGGACATGGATAACCTTGAATGTGATATGGTAACAGGTTTATATGTCAAGCGTTCACTTCCGACAGAACCTGTGCTGTATGAAAGCATTAAAGAACCGAAGCGCAATGATAAAGGCACACTTGAGAGAAATATCAAAGCGTACACAGACTATCCACGGCACGCTGTATTCCCCGTAGACGGATGCGGGTTCGGGTGCGTGCTTACAACAACAAAGATCCTTCACGACGTGTGGCAGAAGTTCGGACCGGCATTCACCCCGTACACATGGGCCAGCGAGGATATATCCTTCTGCTACAGGGTAAACCAGATTGGCGGAAGGATATGGTGTGACAGTAATGTATCCTGCGGACACATAGGCACCTATGTTTACACGGAAAAAGACCTGAAAAGAGGTGATGAACATTGAACAAAATATCCGGTAACCCTGTGCCAACAGACAAGTTAATCCATCGATTACGTCTGATGGCTGGTGCGGGCGGAATGCTTACCCGTGACAGGCTTAAGACAATCTCTGAAGCAGCTGATCGTTTGGAAGACTATGACGAACGTATCGCAATCATGCTCGAAGGACACTACATCATCCCGGGAGGTGACGCGAATGAAGAATATTGAGTGGTGGCGCGGGACTGCCACGCATATGTGGCGTACGTACTTTGCCCTTGAACGTGATGGGTTTACATGGGATAAACTGACTCTCCCTGATCAGCGCATCTACGCCGTGTGCCATCATGTATTCCTGTCTAAGTTCGTGAAGACTGACCAGGATATTCTTCAGTACTACTTTACCTCACGTTGGGGTGACGACCTGTACGCGGTAGAAGACTACAGTCTGAAACACGGGATCCCAACAAAGGTAATATGGATGGTGATCCGCCGTGCAAACCGCACCATCATGGAAGAGTGCGGGTTCCTGGAAAAGAAGGATGATGGTAATGAGTAAGCCTGTACTGTTCGTCAGTTTCCGCCCGCTGGAACGCGCCGAGAACCTGCGGGCCATCTATGAAGCATACACAGGTGACAAGGTACACATGCTGTCCTCAGACGTAAACTATCTGTCTGAGGTGCAGTCGGGAAAGTACAATCTCATGGTGACAGATGACTTCCCGTATGTATCTCCAGGTAAAACAATTGTGATCTGGCACGGGATCCAGGGCGGAAAGACGATCGGACTTGACCAGCCTGGGCAGCCATACTTCAACCATAACAATACGCAGCTTATTACATACATTGTGTCCGCCGGCACCGGCATGATCGATACCTGGCACAGATGCACAGGCGTACCAATAGAACGAATATTGCCACTCGGTATGCCACGGACGGACCAGTACATTGGATATAAACACGAGCCAGGCGAAAAAAAGAAATATTTGTTTGTGCCTACATTCCGCGATAAAGGCGACACAAAATTTCCACCAATAGATTGGGCGTACCTTGACATGATTCTGAATGACGATGAGGAATTTATAGTTAAAGCACATCCATGGCAAAACGATGTTGGTATTAACCAACTTACTCCGCAGCCTATACTCGGATTCAGAAAGCATATTACATATCCATCTCCGGCACTGCCTACAACGTCTTTCCTCTATGATGCAGATGTCGTCATCACAGACTATTCTTCCATCATGTTCGACGCGTTCCTGCTTAACAAACCTGTCGTCCTGTTCGAAAAAATACCAGGATACGTTGATACGCGCGGTATGTATCTTGTATATCCAAATCAGTATTGTCCTTTTATGGCCCGCAATGAAATAGGTTTGATCGAAGCTGTCCGTGACCGCGTTCAGCATCCGGAATTGACACTGACCGAAAAATACTGCCGTGAAATTGTGTCTGATATGTGCGATGGTCACGCATGTGAACGGCTCGTTAACCTTATAAACGAAATAAACAAGTGAGGTGATACAATGCATAAACCAGTCATACACACTCAGCCGGATGAAAAGATCGTAGCATACTTCTCTACACGCAACCTCTACGACGTCCTGCCCGCTGCATATAACTCCCTGCTGGCATACAACCCCGACGTGCATGTCTACTGCTTCATCGAGGACGATAAACTCCCGTACAAAACCCCGAAACAGGTAACCTGCGTGAACGTTTCTGATCAGACTTACTTCGATCCCAACGGTCCGTGCTTTAACACCCGCTACACCTACATGATCCTGCTAAAAGCCGCGCTCACCCGCATCTTTCCCGACGCACAAAAGGCACTCATCCTTGATGTTGACACTATCGTCTGTGACGACCTTACCCCGCTGTGGGAATGGGATCTGTCCCTTGGATACTACGCAGCTGTCATCGAACCCGAAGGATCCCGCCTGCGTGGCGTGACTTACGCTAACTTCGGGATCGTCATGCTCAACCTCGAACGTCTGCGGAACAAAGGTAAGGCGGATGAAATCATTAACGACCTTAACACGCACAAATATTCGTACCCCGAACAGGACGCCTTTAACAAAATCTGCGGTAACAGGTTCGATCCGCTTCCGCCTGACTATAACGTCACAAACTTCGGGTTTGACATCACAGGCACTCCATCACGTACCATCGTTAAGCACTTCGCTGGCTACAAGGACTGGTCGGACGTCGGCATCGTAAAGTACTGGCTTAACCACACCACACCACCGCCACGCTACGTCGTCTACGCCGCAGACCACCGCGTCCAGGATATGATGCTGCTCTCCGCTAAGTCCCTGCTTGCACACACCCTCGTGGACAAGATCTTCCTGCTTGTGGATAACGATGAGATAGGTAAACACCTTCCGCCTGTCTTTCAGTGCATTAACGTCTCAAAACAGACTATCTTCCCGCCGGACTGCCCGAACATCATGCACTGGTACGGATACATGACCACCCTGCGTGCCGCACTCACTAAGATCCTCCCGCCTGAAGTCGAACGTGTTCTCTGGCTCGATCCGGACACCGTTGTCGTTGACGATATCTCCGACCTGTGGAACTACGAAATGGATGGTAAGTACTTCGCTGCCGTCGAGGAAGTACGCAACCATAACCATACACAGAAACCATACTTCAACGCCGGCGTCATGCTCATGAACCTTAAGAAATTCGAAGAAGACGGCATGACAGATGAACTGATCCACGCCATTAATACCACACACTACGAACACCTCGAACAGGACGCACTTAACTTCCTCTGCTACCTTCACATCGCACGTCTGCCGTCCTGCTATTCCGATTCATACGTATCCAAACCGTGCGAACACCCGCGTATTAAACACTTCCTGGCCCAGGCAAAACGTGACTTCGCACCCGCTGCTGAACCATATGACCTGCCATGGAATGAACTGAAAGGAGTGAAAGAGTATGGACAAGGATACAGAAAACAAAGTCGTTGACATCGAGCAGAAGAAAAAGAAAAACCGTGGCTCCGATTGGATGAAGGAACTCTCCGCAGACTCAGACAACCAACGCATTAAACCCGGCGAAAACTCACGCTTCGTTCGATACGCGATGGCATCATGGAACCTGCCACCTATCGACATCTCCGACCCCAAACAGGTCGAGGATAGAATAGGCATGTACTTCCAATACTGCGCTGACAACGACCGTCGCCCTCAAATCGTTGGCATGTGTAATTGGCTGGGTATAAACAGGGATACGCTGAATATGTGGGTGAACGGGGAAACGCGGGGCGCTACTCACACCGACATCATTAAAAAAGCATACCGTGTAATGGAAGAAATGTGGAGCGACTACATGCAGTACGGAAAGATATCTCCGCCTACAGGTATCTTCCTCGCAAAGAACTGGTACGGGTATAAAGATGTGGCTGACGTCATTGTTACACCGAACAATCCGATGCAGGGACTGGACGCGGATACAGCACGTCAACGCCTGGTGGAGGCAATACCAGCGGATGATGACGAGAACGGGTAATATATATACTACTTTTACTAATAAATATAATATATATATATTAACGACGTGACAGGTTGCTTTTGCCCTGGAACGGAGCGGAGCGGGAAACAGATCCTGCTCCGGTTTTTTTGACCCTGTCACTTTAGTGTGTTAAAGACTTCGTAAATCCTTGGTTTAGCGCATAGTTATTATACGAAATGATGTATAGTATCGGCAGGCGAGGCACAACTGGTACGATTTTGCATACGGAACGAATAAAAGGATCTGTTTATGCGCCATTATGCATAGATATTTTTGTATTAAACCGGTGAATATGCACGAATTTGCTATGCAAAATGAGCATAAAAAAAGGCCCGCCCCGGGCGGACCGGAGCGGGCAGGAAAGAGAGAGAGGAACGGATAATGTCATTCGCATTTTGCTTCGTTCAGATAGTCTTCGACTTCTTCCAGGGATCCGTAGGCAGACTCCAGGTTGTCGATGGCGTTGTACATGGACTCTCCACGTTCGGAATCCTGGAGTGAATCAGGCATGTTGTCGTACGCTTCCTGCTCTTCCTCGCGGATGAGATCCAGGTCGGACATGAGGTCGTCGATACGTTCGATCAGTTTATCAATGCGGGCACGACGGGACTTATTCATATGATTACCTTCTTTCTCCGGACTGGTGCCGGTTATGACGGGCGAGAGTTTCGCCCGCCAGGTACCGGAATCACTCCAGGTTCTTCCACCACTGGTCAATTGCCGCGTTTATTTTGTCCAGCAACGCGGTCGTATTGTTCAGAATCGCTTCGGAAAAGTCCAGCTTGCGCTGGAATTCCAACTTTGATTCCACACAGGAACGGAGATCCTGTAATTCGCACAGGTCCAGCGAGATAGACACGTTCAGTTCATTCATTTACTCCACCTCCTTCCATCCGAGCGGCTCCACGTCGCGCGTGTCCATGTACCATACCAGGTCGTCACTGTCGTAATCGGTGCCGTACGCGTGCTTGTAGATACGGACCTCGTTGTTGTTGATAAAGTAGTTCCAGTCGTCCTTCTGTTCCTGCGTCGGTTTAGTGCCGTCCATCGGCCGCCAGGTGATGTCAGCACCGTCGTACATCCACTCCAAGAGAATGTTCAGCGCGCTGCCGAGCGCGTCATCGTAACTGTAGCAATCGAATCCGTCACAAAAGTGTTCAGTGTCGTAAACGACGGTATAGACGATCTTATCCATGTGTATGCCTCCTTACTTTAAGTACTCGCGCCAGTCCTTGACGTTGGCCGGCACGTAGTCTTCAATGTGTGTGTTACCCTGGCTGTATGAATTCATCCGGCGCTGCTCCAGGGTGAGAACGATGTCCACCGCACGGGCCAGGTCCTCGTCGCCCAGGCCCATGAATGGCTTACACTCGTCAAACAGTTTGGTGAACTGTGCGGTGAAGTGCATGCCGTCGAACTGGTGACGGTTAGCACTGTAATAGTCCAGCACATCGAAAGCTTGCACTTTGATATCCTGGCGGAGATGAGGATAGAAACGATCATATGCCATGATGATACTCCTTTCATGATGCGATGCAGGCGGAGGTTGTCCACCAGGTTGTTAGCTCATCCAGGACGTTGTCCGGATACTTGTAGATAAGCATTTTTTCCAGGTCAGCACCGTCGCGGAGGTACCCGTAACCTTTGCCTTCCCGAGCGGGATCCGGTAGCATCTCGCAGCCGGTCGCACTGATAAGGAAACGGGATTGTTGCGCGTTGCATGTCCGGAGGCCCAGGATCGTGGCAAAATTGCACTTCAGCGTCGTTGGAATGGTGACTGCCAGCACGTTCTGACTGCATGCGATAACGTGTACCCTGGCGGCGCGGCCAACCTGGGCCAGGCGCTGGAGCAGGGGAAGGGTTTCCTTCTTAAGCGATACCATAAGGTCAGCTAGTTCGTCGATCACTACATACAGGTGCGGTCCGTTGTATTCTTTGATGCAGTCCCGCTGCATACAGGTGAAGCGCCGGTCCGTTTCCTCTACTGCCCATTGCAGGGACCGGACCATTTCCGGAGCATCTGATGCGTACCGGACAGTGTGCGGAAGGCGGGCATACTGCATCAGTTCCACTTTCTTAGGATCGATCAGCAGAAATTGGCAGCGGAACGGGGACTGTGTCATGAGCAGGGACGTGATGATGCCGTTCAAAGCAACGGACTTGCCGCTACCGGTCGCGCCGGCAATGAGCAGGTGTGGACGTTCAGCCAGGCGGAGGAACGGGGTGTAACAGGACATTCCGCCTGGCGTTTTGTAGGTTTGTGGGATGGCATGGAGCATGGTTTATTCCTCCTCAGAATCCAATGTCCGGATTAAAGTCTTTCAACCGGTTGTTTGCGATTGACTCAAGTTTGGCCAGGCGTGAACAAAGGATATCCGCATCATGGTCGTTGTATCCATAATGAAGCTGGATGATAGTCCGGTCGCCAGCGCGAAGGCCCTGCTGCCATAGTCTTGCAGCGGCATAACGGGCGCGGGTAGGGTTGTCCAGGGAGTTTACCCATTCATTAGCTGTCATTTTTCCCACCTCCAGGCGTTTTCATCAATACCGGCTTTTGCTTCTTCGATTGTGTCGGCGTATGCGATTGTTTCGCGTTCGCGTTCCGGCCGGTAGATCCGGTACGCTTCCTTGTGATCGATCCAGTCAATCACAAAACCTTTGTACGTGATTGTTTTCATATCGGTTCCTCTCTTTCTCCAGGATCCTGGTCCTGGCTGCCGCGTCCGGTGTACGGGCGCGGAGTGCCAGCATCAGAACAGGTTATTCTTTCGGATTGGTGAATTCTACGCCATGCAGGACCTTGACGACACCGGCCGCGTGTCCGTTCAACGTCAGTCCGTACACGATGTCTTTTGCATATGTTTCCGGTATACGCATGGCCGGTTTTCCTGCATTCCATTCCGCCACATTGCGCGCGGGCAGGTCGGTCACAAATCTGGTGTTGATCTTCTCGCCATCGTTGGTAAAGACGGCAACAAAAGTGTCATAACGCGGGTTACTCATGGTATATTCCTTTCTCCCCGTATGGCCGGTAGGGCAGCCTGGTTGGTTAGTAGTTGTCTTCTGTCCATACGCCAGGCTGGCGCGTCTTAAGGTCGATCAGCGCGCTGTTTACGTTTCCTGCATGGTAATGAGATTCACATATCTTCATACCGTGCTGATTGAATACGAGCAGTTTTACTTCGTTCTGATAACCTTCCGGCCATTGCTCGATCCTGGCGCGGAAGTTTACTGTGCTGCGGTACCAGGTTACGCGGATAACTCCACCGCCGTCCTGGTTTTGTTTCCAATGATGATATCGTCCATCAACGTCTTTGAATTCGACGTCATGCCCCCAGCAATCTGATGTGCCAGCTTTGGACCGGTCCCCGTAGTAATCCTGGTACAGGACTTCACGGACCGGAAACGTATAACCAAGGGCGTAGATAAAGTCGCCAGGGCGGATTTCTCTGATTTTATCCATTGTTCTTTTCCTCCATAATCATTTCGTTCCATACTTCAGCAAACAGTTCCGGTGTCATTCCAGCGGGCAGCGGGATATCTTCCGCTGCCCAATTGGACATGTCATATGCTGCGTCTTCCCATGTGATTGGAACGGGCAGCACGTCGTCGCACAGCATCATCATCGCGATGAATTCCCACGTATCGTCGCGGGCCTGGTTTCTGGTCATGTGCCTTCCTCCCTTCAAATGTCGGTCCCCCAATGATGCAGCAGGACAATTCCTGCAGGCGTGCGCTTGTACGTCCATCCGTATGTGAAGTGGTCGCCGGAACAGTCAAAATCATGATATCCGCGTCCGTAGTACACTTCACTGTCGTGCATGTACTCTGTGAGTTCTTCATGCGTCCAGGGATCGTTGGGATCATCGCGGAGGATCCTATAATCAATGCCGGTTTCCCCGTTGTCGTCGGAGAACGTCCGCCAGGCGTCCGTTAGCGGCTTGCCGATAGGGTCGTGCGCCGGCCGCCGGTAGACAACGCGGGCGGAACGTTTGACGTCCTGCCATTCGTCGTCTGTGATCGGTACACCGGTAATCTGTTCGGTCCGGTGCAGAACATGGTACAGGTTCCGGATATCATCATAGTTGTTGAGGAACGGCGAATACGTTCCAGGATAAAGCTTTGCCATTGCTGTGCCTCCTCTCATAATTCAAAATTGTCAATGGCTGAAACGAGTTCTTGCTGGTATTCGATCTCGCTCATTATTTTGATTTTAATCGTTTTCCAATTGTGGCAGAGTCTCGCCATGTAATCAAAACATTTGAATATATCGCGCTGGTCCCTGGATGTATCGTCTTCTTCGAATTTTATGCTCACATAACCTACGCTTCCTGTGATGCGATGACTAGACAAGTTTATAATGTGCGGGGTTCCTCCGTACCTGTCCGTGTAGAACGTGATGCTGATTGTTTCGCGGACGTTCGGCTTTAATTCGTCCAGGAACGCGATGATACGCGCGGTGTTTTCCTGGAGCATGGCATTTTCCTTCTCTGTGTACTGCATATGTTTTCCTCTCTTTCTTCAGCGTCTGGCGCTGACGATGACCGGCCCGGGATCGGGTCCCGGGCGGCCAGGTGTCAACGTCCGACGGGAACGATGGCAATAACGTCCGCCAGCGCAATGGTCCGGCATTCGTCCAGGATGATATAGCCAGGTTTCAACGTCGCCGGTTCGATCTTGTCCGCGTACAGGATACGCGGCAGATTGCTGTCCGTTGTGGTGATGATTTTCATGGTGATAACCTTCATGATGTGATACCTCTCTTTCATTTATTGAATTCCATCCAGGTCCGGCCATGCCGGATGCCTTCCGGAACGCGGAACGGGTTCAGAATGCGGAGAACTGTAATTTCGTACGTCCACTTGACGCGGGTGTCCGGTTTCCAATCATACTTACTGCCTACGGGAACGCGGTGCAGTGGCCGGAGATCTTCCCATTCTTCCTTGGAACGGACCGCGCGCGCGGACTGCAGTACTGCAATGTACATAGCCAGATATCCACCCTGGCGCGTTTCGGCCAGGATAACAGGCTGGCCGCATAAGCGGCCCAGCATGTTACGGGAACGGGTTTCCAGGATCTTCCTGCCCGCGCCAATGTCGGACATGAACGGGGCAGATGAGGAATTGATACCGATAACGGGAATCATGATTTCACCTCCATGCAGCGGACAACAATCATGCCGCGTTCAATGGCAGCGGCGGCCTGGTAGGTTTTGCCGTAGTAAGGGAACGGGTCCAGGGAACGGAAAAACGGGAGATAATCGGCCAGGGGCGCGTTGCGCTGGTACTGGTCCGGTCCAGTCTGGCGGCCTTCCCTGGAATTGTCGCCGGTGTAGACAGTCACATATGCGACGCCTCCGGAACGGGTGACATTGTCCAGGATATAATCAGCAATGGACTGCACTTCCTGGTCGCTGTCGATCACGTTCAGCACGTTACTGCAGACGATGGTCACAGGGTAGCGGATATGCGCGGCCATGCGGGCATAGTAGAGACTGTGCCGGTTGACGTCTTCCGGCTGGTTAAACGGGTCGTACGGGCAGTAGGTAACGTCCGGAAACGCGGCGCGAATATGGTCCGTATACTTGCCGCTGCCGATGTCCAGCAGGATAGAATGCCGCGGAGGCTGCGCGATCTTTCCGAAAACGCGCGGGAGTTTGTGCGCGTTCATGGATGTACGCGCGCTGGTGTAGGTCTGTAACATTTTTCATTCCTCTCTTTCTCCGGTACGGGTACCGGCCACGGCAGCCAGGGGAACGGATCCCACGGCTGCCGGTGACGATGTCCGGAACGGATTACAGCGGCCATATATGGCCGCTGTCGTTCGATATAAGCTGTCCGACGTAATTACCGGAACGCTGCGCCAGGTCCAGCGCCGAGCGCCAGGATAACGGACGCGTGATGGCCATAATGGCGCGGTTCCGGTCGTCACAGGAACGGATGCCGGAACGGATCGCGCCGGTTTCCAGGTCCTGGACTGTTTCCAGAAACAGGTCCGCGGCCAGCGCGTGATAATGGCCGGCCAGGCAGATAATGTATGTGCTGCGTTTCATGCTGTCGTTTCCTCCTCTGTTAATCGTCCCAGGTCCAGCGCGGGACCGGATACGGATACGGGGCCGGTCCGGCCGGAACGGCCGAAGCAATGGCCAGCGGCGCGGTCCTGGACGCGGTCCTGGTAACTGTGATAATTCCGGAGCGGGCCGGAATGCGGATGTGCAGGATCCCGCCTGCAGTGCTGAATGAAAACCGGACACGATGGGCGCGAAGCTCCAGCGCTGCGTCCTGTTCTGTCCTGGCGTCCGCCAGGATCCCGCGAATTCGCGGAAGGGTTACAAGGGGCCTTGTCATGCTATTCGTCCTCCTGCATTGCGTTGTAAAGCGTTTCGGCCATGCTGGCCATGATTGCGCGTCGATAATCGGCCGCGTCCGTTCCTGGCATGATACGCAGTGCTGCGGCGCCTATGCACAACGCGCGCCTGGCGTCCGGTTCAAAAGCGGACAAAATGGCGTCGATTTCATGCCATGCGCCGCGGGTCCTGGCGTCGTATATTGCAGCAGTGAGATTGATGAATAGTGTTTGTGGGTCCATGTTCCACAAGTCTTCCGGTTTTATGTTCATGTTCTTTTCCTCTCTTTCTGTCGTTATACGGCCAGGCGGCCGCCTGGCCGCCTGGCTTGCTGTCGATCTGTTCACGCTGTCGCCAGCGCCGCTGCTTTTTCCGCGTCCGTTTTCGCCTGTGGCTTAATTTCTTTCCAGGTAACAAGCTTTGGGAATTCCTTTTTAAGGTCCGTCAAAATGCCCATAACGGCGGCCTGGTCCAGGTCGATACGTGACCGGTTTGTAATCATGACGCGGTAATTCTCTGTGTCCAGGAATGCAGCGCCGCCAGCTTTTTCCAGGATTTCCGCTGTTGCTGATTCTTTCCGCGCTTTTGCTTCTTTTTCCGCCTGGCGCGCGTCGATCAGTTCGGTAATGAGTTCGTCAAGGCTTTTTCCCATGGTTTCATACCTCCATTTTTTAATTCCAGCGTTTCCGCTGTTGCCTGTGTCCGGTTTCCCTGGCACAAGCAACAGCGGCCGCCTTGCTGGCGGCCGCCGTCGTTTTCCTGGCCGGTTAACCGGCAAGCGCTGCAATCTGTGCTTTCCTGGCGTCGAAAGCGGCGCGCTTTGCTTTTATATTTTCCTTGCTTGCGCGCAGTACTTCCGCAATGTAAAGCGGCGATTCCTGGCGCTGCATAAGGTAACAGTTATAATCGCAAGCCTTGCAGCGCTTGCCATTGCAGGCGAAAGCGCCGGCCGCAATTGCGGCCGCGGTTGTTTCCGCGTCCGGATATACTGTGAAAATTGCGTCGTCAAACCATAGGGCCGCGGCCGGAAAACCAATAAGTAAAGAGGAATGAATAAACCGGACGTTTTGCGGAAGCTGTGACCGGTTTGTAATTCCTTCCGCGGCCAGGCCTGCAGCAACCGCAACCGCGTTTTTGTACCAATACCCAAACCTTACCAGGTAATGCCCGGCCGCAATGCGCAAGTAATTGCGCGCCATTGTTTCGTTTACTGTGTCGCCATCTTCATTAAACCGGCAGCGCTGGCCAGGGATAGCAAGCGTTTTCAATTCTTTCACTGTGAACAATACAGAGGAAAGAATAAGCGCATTTAGTTTGTGCTGGCGCCAGGCGTTTTCTTTCCATGCGTCCGCGGCTGCGTAACATGAACCGCAAATAACCAGGATATTATCCGCGGCGCTGGCAATCATTTTTTGACAGAATTCGCAGGCGGCGCAACTATCAATTGAAAAACAACCGTCGATTTTCCCGCCTTCATGATAGGCAACGTTAACCAGCGCCAGCAATTCGTAACGCTGCGCAATTGTTATTTTTCCGCCTTCCGCCAGGATTGCCTGTGCTTTTTCTTCTTTTGCGCGGATTGTATCGCGCGCCGCGGCGCGCTTGTGCGCTGCTGCCAGGTTTTCCGCGTCCATGTCCGGCCAAACTTCTACTGCGTCAAAATGCAGCGGCCGCGTTTCCTCTTTTACCAGGTTTCCGCGCTTGTCATAGGTCCGTGCTGTGTCGCGCGTCCATAATGTGAACATGTTTTTCCGGTCCGCCAGGATTGCAGGTAGCGCCGCGGCCGCCTTTTCACTTTTTGCATAGTAATATAGGTTTTTCATGGTTTCATTTCCTCCGTTTTTTATTGTCGCTGCCATGCAGCGCGCCAGGCGTCCGCTTCCGGCCAGGATATCCGCGGCCGCCTGGCGCGGTGTATAACCGCGCAAGGTACTACATGTTTTTTCCTTCCTGGCCAGTACTGCGCGCGCTTGAAATGCGCGGTCTTTGTGGCGTCCGCTGTACCGGGCGCCGGTCCGCGCTGCGTCGCTTGTATGGGATTTACGCCACAGCTACCACAGCCGGCCAGGGGAAACTTTTCAGTTTTCAAGGGACAACCGCGGTTTTTCTATCGCTGCCCGCAGCAGCGGCCGTTTTTCGGACGTTGGCCCGTCCGCGCTTCTGTATCGCGGTTGCGTCCGCGACCTGCCTTTGGCTTGCCAGGTACCGCCTGGCGCGGAGGCCTGCCCGCCTGCAGGCCTATGCAGGCAATTCGACAAAAACGCGTTTTTTTCCTGCAAAAACGCGTTAGAAGATATTTATAACAGCGCATAAACGCGATAGATTGAATCTATATAGCGCTAAAACGCGTTACAAGGCCTCTTTTACCGCGTCCGCGTTGTTGCTGTGTTATTGTCCACCTGTACACCTGGCGCGCGTTTTTGCGCGTTTCCTGGCCGCCTGGCGCATATTGCCAGCGCTGGCGCATTGCTGGCGCTGCTGATCGACGTCCGCCAGCATGGCCGCTGCTGCTGATCGACGTCCGGCGCCTGGCGGAGGCTGGCGCTGCAGCCAGGGGACCGGCCGCCAGGCGGACCAGGGGACCCCGCGGGGACCTGGCGGCCGCGCACACCCAGGTGTTGTTACCCCCATCAGCACCCCAAAAACAAAAAAGATCAACGCAAAAAAGCGTTGACTTAAACAAAAAAGTGTGTTAATGTGTAGATACAACGAAGGAGGTTATTGATATGACAGTACAGGAAGTTGCAAAGAGTGTGATAAAGGTCACAGGCAAAACGCAGACTCAGCTTGCGGAGGAATGCGGTTTTGCGGGGCAGAGCAGCATCGGAACGTTTTTCAGGAGTAAAAGTATGCGGGTTGACAATCTGCTGAAAATACTGAACGCGTGCGGATATGAACTTGTGGCCCGGAGTGGTGATGGAAAGCATCCGGAGTTTGTGATCGGAGAAAAGCTGAGCATTCCGGAGCGTGATCCGATGGAAGTAAAGATTGAAGAGATGGTCCGGAAGGCGATTGAGACTGAACTCGGAAGGAAAGGAACCACCATGCCTGAAGACATTGGGCGGTTCTGAAAAAGTGTGATTTCAAAAATCCCGGAAAAACAAAAAAGGGGGTGGATTATATGATTACCGGATTGATAGCGTTAGTATTTATCATTGCGATGATATCCTGTGCAAGCAATGGCGAGTGGGGCAGCGTAGCGGTTGGTACTGTGATTGTGATCCTGCTGTTAGCGATAGGGAGTGCAGGGAGAGATCAGTGCAGAGCGTACAATAACTGTGTAAGGTATTGGGCGGACGGCGGTCCGGACAGGAATAGACGGAAGTAAGACAAGACGCATGATTGCGGGAACGAGCGGAAAGGCTTGTTCCCGTTTTATTTTGTAAGGAGGTATCACGATGGCACGTGAATCAAGTGGACTGTATGAATGCTTTCATTGCGGAGCGCGGGCGGTGGTATGGCAGAGTGACTTTATGTTTGAGGACTACGGGTACGAAGGGAACGGGATAGTACAGAACCTGATGTGCAGTAACTGCGGAGCTGAGATAGAGTACCGGATCCCGCTGGATGATGAGGATGGTGAAGGCTGCGGTGAATGAACTGGAGATAGTGCGGCGGAACCTGGAGGCACGGCCGGACGACACGGGCATGTACAGTGACGCGATGGCGGTGGTATATGACTGTATTAAGCGGCCAGGTGACAGCCTGGAAGCACGGTGCCTGAACCGGGTATTACGGCGGCGGATCGGAACGGCCATCAGGCGGTGTACGGACAGGCTGGCTGCGGAGCGGCTGAACGACACGTACTATAAGAGTCTGCTGGTTGATGCACCGGTAGACTTTGATGCGTACTGCCAGTACATTGAGAAGAACAGGGACGTACGGAAGCGGTTTTACCTGCCGCGTCGGAAGCAACTGCTGCCGGTGGTGCAGAGTCTGCAGAAACTGATGGACGATGAGATTGATCTGCTGGGGATCAGTTTGCCGCCTGGCGTCGGGAAGACGACGCTGGCGATATTTCTGCTGACGTGGGTGGCAGGGCGGTGGCCGGAGGAACCGAACCTGACGGGCAGCCATAGCAATGCGTTTGTACGCGGTGTGTACGATGAGTGTCTGCGGATCTTTGATGCGAACGGGGAGTACCTGTGGCATGATGTATTTCCGAATGTGGACGTGAGCAGCACGAACGCGAAGGACTACCGGATTGACCTGGGGAAGCGCAAGAGGTTTGAGACGCTGGAATTTACGTCCATAGGAAGCGGGAACGCAGGTTTATACCGGTCCAGCAGACTGCTGTACTGTGACGATCTGATCAGCGGCCTGGAGGTCGCACTGAGTAAAGACAGACTCGATAAGCTGTGGGAAACATATGCCACAGACCTCCGGCAGCGGAAAATAGGTGATCACTGCAAGGAACTGCACATTGCAACGCGCTGGAGCGTGAACGACGTAATAGGGCGCCTGGAGCGTCAGTATGAAGGCACTGACCGGGCGGAGTTTATATCCGTGCCGGCGTTGAATGAAGACGACGAGAGCAACTTTGAGTATTTGTACGGGGTGGGATTCAGCACGTCGTTTTACCGGGAGCAGCGGGACGTGATGCCGGATACGGAGTGGCGGGCGCTGTACATGAACCAGCCGATAGAGCGGGAAGGCCTTTTGTACCATCCGGACGAACTGCGGCGGTACTTTGAGTTACCGGACCGCGAACCGGACGCGATTCTGTGCGTGTGCGACACGAAGGACAAGGGTGCAGACTACTGCGCCATGCCGATTGTGTACCAGTACGGGCAGGACTATTACGTGGAAGACGTGGTATTTAACAATGCGAACCCGGAGATTGTGGAGGCGGAGATTGTCAGCAAACTGCTTCTGCACAAGGTGCATATGGGGAGGTTTGAATCGAACAGTGCCGGCGGAAGGGTCGCGCAGTGTGTGCAGGAAGAGGTTAAGAAGCGCGGCGGGCGGACAAAGCTGACCACAAAGTTTACGACCCAGAACAAGGAGACCAAGATCGTGATGGCCAGTCCGTATGTGAAGGAACATATGCTGTTTAAGGACGCAAGCGTGGTAAAAGACAAAGAGTACCGTGCGTTTATGAATAACGTATGCAGCTGGACCATGAACGGGAAGGCCAAGCACGATGACGGGCCGGACAGCCTGGCGATGCTGGCGGATTACGTGCAGAGTTTTGCAGCAGGACAGGCGTACGTGTTTGCAAGACCGTTTTAGTTTTACGAACAAATATTACGAATAGTGTTGACAATATTCGGATATTTGTTATAATCGTATGTGAGAAGTACTGTTCTTGTTTAGTTGACGACCCTGTAGCATGGCGGGGACGTTGATCGGACGGATGGGAATGACGCTGATTAGCGGGTGAACACTCGTTTTCAGCGTCATTTTTGTTTGTACGGAAGGAGGGGTCCGGATTGGGCGTAAAACTGGAAGCTTATGACGTCACAGTCGTGGACGGAGAAAAGGATCTGGATCTTTCCAAGGAACTGCACGGACGGCGGCAGATATTTACAAGTGAAAAAGAGATTACCCGGGAGAACGTGATCAGCGTGCTTCAGAAGGCGCTGAGCGTGCATGAGAAGAACCGGCGTGAGATTATGTACCTGCTGGACTATGAGCGTGGCATCCAGCCGATTCTGCAGCGTACGAAGGTATACAACGACCATGTGAATAACAAGGTGGTTGTGAATATTGCGAACGAGATTATCACGTTTAAGAGTTCCGAGTTTGCCGGTGAACCGATTCAGTACGTAAGCAGGCGCGGAAACAATGGCGTGGATGATCCGAACCGGGATATTCCGAAAAAGGTATCGCAGATCAATGACATGATGCTGTCAGAAGGCAAGCAGACGCTGGACCTGGAACTGGCACATAAGATGTTCACCTGCGGAACAGCATACAGACTGACGTACCATGATGATGAAAAGGCCAAGCCAGCGGACACGCTGGACGAAACACCGTTTGAGATTGCGGTTCCGGACGTGGAAAACACGTTTGTGGTGTACCGTAACGACGTGAAGAAGACGCCGGTGATGGGCGTGACGTATGTGTACAAGGATCCGCCGGACAATAACGTGGAGTACACGGTCTACACGGCAGACGTGACCTATACGATTGAAGGACTGCCGCTGGTGAACAGCGAGAACGGTCTGAAAATCACAAACGAAGTGCGGCATAACTTTGGGATGGTCAGTCTGATTGAGTATCCGTGTAATCCGGACCGTATCGGTGCGTTTGAGGTAGTACTGCCGCTGCTTGATGCGATTAACCTGACGGAAAGCAACAGGCTGGACGGTATCGAGCAGTTTATCCAGGCACTGATGGTGTTTGACGGCGTGGACATCACGCGGGAAGACTTCCTGGAACTGAAGGACCTGGGCGCGATTAAACTGCCGGCCACGCAGAATGCCAGTGGCGGAAAGAAACTGTACTACTTGAATGAACAGCTGGACCAGAGTCAGACGCAGACGCTGGTTGGGGATATGAAGCAGATTATCCTGGAGATTGTCGGTATGCCGAGCCAGGGTAACGCCAGCACCGGAGACAGCAGCAATAACGGCGCCGTGATTATGCGCAACGGCTGGTGGCACGCGGAGAGCAGGGCGCTTCAGACACAGACGATGTGGAAGCGTGCGGAGACTGAGTTCCTGAAGATCGTGCTGAAGATCTGCAACGAGACGAACACGCTGACCGGCCTGAAGATATCCGACCTTGAGCCGCGGTTCTGGCGGCAGAGTTACGAAGACCTGCTGGTGAAGACGCAGTCCTTCAGCACACTGCGGACGGCGGGTATGCCCGCAATCCAGGCGTTTAAGTTCAGCCATCTGAGCCGTGATCCGGAAAGCGATGCGATTGTGTACGACGATTATCAGCAGATGCTGGCGGATGAACTGGACCGGCTGAATGGTGTGTCTGATGATATTCCGTTAAACGAGGACGATACAACCGATCCGACGTCAAAGGACGGGATTGAAGCACAGGCTGCCGGAGAAAGCGGAGATCCTGGAAGCGGAGAGAAGAAGGGAGAATGGGCCATCTGCCCGGTGTGCGGGAAAAGGTTCCAGAAAAAAGACCCGAATCAGAAGTATTCATCGATTGCCTGTGCGAATAAAGCCAGGCGGAGTACACCACGATATGGTGGTGGTGTTGGATGACGACCGACAAGGTTAATGTCTACGATGCCTGTGACAAGGCGATTAAGTCGATGAACAGGGAGAATGTGGAGGCATTTGGACGACTGAAACTTTCCAAATGGGACAGCATTCACATTATCCGCACTGTTACGACCGTGTACCGTGAAAGCGCCAGGAAGGCCAGGAAACGTTATTTTGAGATTGCCTATGAAGTTTACCTGCTGATGCTCCTGGCGTTGGAAATACCCGCTCAGAAGGCCAACAGCATGGCAAAGAAAGCCATCACGATGGAGTGGGTAGACGAAATCCTGAAACAGACCGACTTTGTGACGTTATACAGGTTTGATTCAGAGATGGAGCGGAAGGCCCAAAGGCTTGCTGAAACACTTGAGGCCACGCAGGAAAGAGACGCGGAGATTGATAAGGCGCTTAAGTACTGGAGTAAGCAACTTGGGCAGTATGCGATCAACTTCACGGACTATGCGGCAATGCAAGCGTTTGAAGACGCGGATGTCAAGCAGGTCATGTGGATGACGCAGCGTGATGAGCGGGTATGTGAAGAATGCTCCGCGTTAAACGGACTTATTTTCCCGCTGGACGAGGTTCCTGCGAAACCGCATATGAACTGCAGGTGCTTCTGGAAGGTTCTTAAGGATTAAGATTTTAGACGGCGAAAACCGTTTGAAATAAATGTCAGAGAAGACGTTAAAACGCACGAAGTCAGAGAAGACTATAATCGCAAAATTAAATGTCAGAGAAGACGTTAAAACGCAAAGGAGAAAGAAATATGCCTATCCTGAACGGACACCATGAGTTTTTTAAGCTGAACCTTCAGTTGTTTGCCGAACCTGCCGGCGGAGAAGACGGTGCCGGCGGCGATCCTGCTCCTGCCGGTGACGATAAGATCAGTACTGGCGGTGTGTTCGGTACAGGCAGTACCAGTAGTGAAGGTGAAAAAGGCGATCAGTCCGGTGTTGACGCAAAGTCCCTGGCTGCACAGATTGAGCAGCTGAAAGCGGACATGGCAAAACAGAAGGCAGCGCTGGATGCCGCAACAAGTGAGGCCGGAAAGTACAAAAAAGAACTGCGTGCCAAGCAGACACAGGAAGAAATCGACGCGGCAAACAAAAAGGAAGCGGAAGAAAAGGCGGCCAAGGAACTGGAAGAACTCCGGCGAGAGGTTGCCCGGGCCAAATCCACCAAGAGTGTAATGGCTAAGCTTTCCGTGGACGAGGACGCCGCCGGTAAGATTGCAGAATGTCTGAGTGGATGCGAGGACGTTGAAAACGCATTGCTGCTGATTCAGAAAGCCTGGGATGCCAAGGAAAAAGCACTCCGGCTGGAGTTTGGGAAGATTCCCGGACCGGGAACCGGCGGAAGCAGTGAGGAAGACGCCGAAGAAAAAGCGGCGCTTGAACTGGCCAGGCGGCTCGGCAAGGAGCGCGCAACGGCCAATCAGTCCGTTACGGATGGTCTGAAAGGGTACATTCGGTAAAAGCTGGAAGGGTTCGGCCGGAAGGCTTGAACCGATTGATACATAATTAACACTCTTTTGAAAGGAGAGAAAACACATGAAGTATAACAAGACTTCTGTTGGCGGCGGTGTTGAGATCCTCGCCAGCAAGGACTACCAGGCTGTTCCCGTGACGGTAGCGGCCCCCGGTAGTGGTACGGTTGTGAAGGCTGGCACGCCCCTGACGGCGACCGGTGAATCCACGACTGGATCCGGCGCCATCGGCATCCTGCTGTATGACGTGGATACCGCTGAAAATCCGAACGGTGCTGCTGTTGTGCAGGGCATCATCAATGCCACCGTTGCGCAGGCGCACAGTGCTGTGACCTACGTGTCCGCTCTGTACGAAGCGCTGCCTGGCATTGTCTTCCGGACCAACATCGGAGCAACCGGCGTAACTGGTGAAACCGGCGCTTGATCGGAGGATAACCGATGAAGATACTCGTTGCTGTTCCTACGTTTGAAACCATATTCCCTGACACATATAAGTCTATATGGGATCTGGACAAGTGCGGGCATGAGGTGCTGTTTGACAGCGTACGCGGGTATGATGTGGCGACAGCGAGAAACCATATTGCCCAGAAAGCAATTGATCTTGCGACTGATTATGTGCTGATGGTCGATAACGACATCACGCTTCCAAAGGATGCGCTGAAGTTCCTGCTTGAGGACGCGAGGAAGGTCTGCCTTGGGTTTTATGCCCACAGGGGTGCGGACAATCTGTACCACGGCCGAACCTGCATCTGCAAGCTGAAAGACGAGGAAGGCAAAGAGTATTACAACTATCCGCTGGAGTCTGAGTACTCTGCGGAAGAGATGCACATGCTTGATGTCTGTGGTGCCAAAAAGATCGAGGTACATGGCGGCGGAATGGGATGCGCTCTGATCAAGACAGACGTATTCACAAAGCTGCAGTACCCCTGGTACGACTGGGTAAACTACGGAGACAAGAACAGAGGTATGCTGTCGGAAGACTTATATTTCTGCTGCCTGTGCAGAAATTCCGGCATTCCGATCTATGCTGACGTGCGTGTCGGATGCGGCCATCTGATGAGACATGTACAGTGGCCGGTATAAGAAACAAAAATATGTGAAAGGAGAAAACACTATGAATCTTACCGAGTTTCGTAAGCTGGTAACGCCGAAAGTTATCGCTGCTAACTGGACCGAATCGGTCAGTAATAAGATTCCCTACCTGGGCGAGACGCTGTTCCCGTCCAAGCAGAAGGCCGGTCTGGATCTGAAGTGGATCCTTGGCTATAAGGGCCTGCCTATTTCCCTGATGCCCAGCGCATTTGATGCAAAGGCCACGTTCCGCGGCCGTGAAGGCGTCTCCATCCTTGAGACTGAAATGCCTTTCTTCAGGGAAGGTTTTAAGCTGAAGGAGAAAGAGCGTCAGGATATCCTGCGCATCAAGGAAAAGAACGATCCGTATCTGATTGACGCGCTGAATCGTGTATATGATGATGCGGCGAACCTGCTGAATGGCGCCCTGGTTGTTCCGGAACGGATGATCATGTCCTTGCTGTTCCCTGTGAATGGCGACATGGGCATTTCCATCCAGGCCAACGGTGTGAACTACACCTATGACTATGACCCCGGCGATGCCTGGAAGACCAGCAACTACCTTGAGGTCTCAAGTGATTACACCTGGGACAAGGCTGCGGCTGCCAATCCTCTGGCGGACGTTCAGGCCGCTCAGGACAAGATCAAGGCACAGGGCGGCGAAGGCGTCATCCTCGCGATGAACAACAATACCTTCAAACTGCTGCGCAGCATCAAGACGATCAAGGATCTGTTCCTGACTGTTAACGGCCTGTCTGTTGGATATCTGACTGATGCGCAGATTGTTGCCGTGCTGAAGGACGCCCTGAACCTGACCGGCATCATCGTGTACGACAAGCAGTACAAGGATGAAAGCGGCGTGACTCAGCAGTTCGTTCCGGATGGATACGTGACCGTTCTCCCGGCTGGCGCTCTGGGCAACACCTGGCGCGGTACCACCCCCGAGGAAGCTGACCTGATGGGCAGCGGCAAGGCGGATGTGGCGATCGTGAACAACGGTATTGCTCTGACCCAGATCCTGGACGAGCATCCCGTGAACCTGAACACCTTTGCGTCTGAAATCGTCCTGCCGTCCTTCGAACGGATGAACGAAGTAGCCGTTATCAAGGTGAAGTAAAAAATAACCGGCGGTATGGACATCCATGCCGCCTGTATAAGACCCACAGAAAGGGGATACAAACCATGTTGGTTAAAGCCAAGTGGAATGTAAAGGACGCTTCAGGATGGCACGGTGCCGGAGATGTTTTTGAAACAGAAGACAATCTCGGAAATGCTGTGGAGATTCTGGACGCGCCGAAAGTAAAAGCCGCTGACGTTGTGAAGGCAGTGGAAGAGCAGGATCCGGCAAAGGAAGAAGTCAAGGCTGAAAAGCCGAAGGCTGCTACCAGGCGCAAGAGGATCAGCGAGTAAAGGAGATGAACAGGATGACCAAAGAAAAGAAAACAGAGATGCTCAGTCTGATGTTGGAAGACGAAGACGAGAACCTTGAAAATGGCATCCTGGAAGTTTACCTTGAATTAGCAGGACAAAAGATTCTCAACCGCATGTATCCGTATAAGGAAAACTACGACGGCCTGGATGTTCCTGACCGGTACGTAGGCGCACAGCTTAAGATCGCCCATTACATGATTAACAAGCGTGGAGCGGAAGGACAGATTCAGCATATCGAGAACGGAATTCACCGCAACTATGGTGCTGCGGACGTTCCGGATGGGATGCTTGCTGAGATTGTACCGTACTGCCAGGCTATTCGGTAAGGCGGTGATCATGTGAAATGTCTGGAGCGGAACAAGACGAAGTTTGAGTATCTTCCGTACACGGGTACTGAAACAGATCTGAATTCAGACGGAGAGCATACAGGGGAATTTCACCGGGAGTATGGCAATCCTGTTATATATAAGGGAAATATCTCCACACCAAGCGGGCAGGTCAACCAGACATTCTACGGGGATGATATCCGGTACACGCACACGCTTGTAATGGATAATCCGAATGTAGCTATTAAGGAAGACGGACTGATTCGCTGGAAAGGCAATTTGTACGAAATCAGATCGAGAAGGGCAAGCATAAACGCTGTAAGCTTCGCATTAAAAGAAATGACCGGGGAGACTGACGACCCGTTCATCCAGGAAGCGGACGTGATACAGAATGGCTGAAATCATTCTGAAAACCATTGAGATTACGCTAGATGAGCAATCTATTAAGAGAGCAATCAAAACGGTTGAAAATCTCAAGAAGTATCTTGCGGAAGGACTTTCTGAACTTGCCAGGACAATCACGGAAGACAGGGGAAAGGGAATCGCTCAAATGTATATTGCGCAGTTCCCCGCAGTAGATTCCGGCGCACTGTCTGACAGTATACATGGTGTATACAACAAGTCAAACCATGAAGGATCCATTTCTACAGACGTTGAATACGCGGTGCTTGTAGAATATGGAACAGGTATTGTTGGCGCGCAGAACCCGCACCCTGGAATTGGCGATGGCGACTGGATTAACGTTGACAGTGTGTCAATAGGAAATAAGACTTATTCGTCTTATGACCAGGAAGGCCACGGAGAAGCAGGATGGTGGTATCCGTCTGAAAATGGATGGTATGAAGCAAGCACAGGTGCGTTGCTTGCATGGACTAAAGGATCACCGGCAAGACCGTTCATGTATATGACGATGAAGGAACTTGAGATGCAGGCAGAACATGACGGCGGTAGAATAATTGCTCAGTATATTCCGTAAAGGGGTGATTGCATGATTGACCGCGAGGTTCAAATATTTAACCGGGTCTATAATGCGGTTGCTCCGCTATGCGCGAACAAACGGTTCGTAAGTACCATAATTACGGAAGCGCCCACAGCATTTCCGGCTGCAAGTCTGATTGAAATGGACAACAGGACAGTTCAAAACAGGCAAACGTCAACACCGATCGAGAATTACTCGCTTGTAACATATCAGTTGGACGTTTACGCTACAACGAAAAGTAAATGCCGAGAGGTGTACGCTGCAGCGGACGATGCGATGATTGCCATGAATTTTAACAGGATTGGCGGTCAATACATCAACAACTACGGAAACACAAAAGTGTTTCGGTATGTGGCCAGATACGAAGCGATGATCGACCGGGAAGGGAACATCTACCGCGTAAGTTGACGGCAAAGAAAATCAATATAGAAGACGCATGATTGCGAGTTTGGGCTACGCCAACGCATTCATGCGTTTTTAAGTAATTACGAAAGGAGAACAAGAATATGCCTAGTGCTGTGAAAGGTATTTCCACGTATCAGACTTATCTGATGTACAGGACGACCACGAACGGATCCTATGAGAAACTGATTGACATTACCAGCTTCCCGGATTTGATCCCGCCCAAAGAGCGGATCGACATCACGAGCCTCTCCGACTACATGCGTAGACTGTAATGCGCCTTTACGCAGCAATGCGTATCGAAAACCTGTTTAATTGCTGGAAACTCTTGAGGACAAAATGCCGGTCCGAAAGACAATCAGCAGCCAAGGCCTGAAAAGGCAAGGTTCAACGACTATCCCGAAAGGGAGTACGCCGCAAGCGATTGGCGGTGGAAATGGCAGGTACCCCACGCGGGTAAAGATATAGTCTGATCCTTATGGCGACATAAGGCAGTCCGAAAGGACGGTTGCGGAGTAGCGAACCGCAGCGAACATAAATGACCTACATCAATGGTATCGGCGACACGTCCGAGTTCCAGTTCGGAGCAAACTACACTCCCGAAAACTATGCGAAGGTTGTCGGACTGGAAGGTCACACCTATGACTATTCCGTCTGGTTCGGTGCTTCCGGTTCCGCCGGCAGTGAAACTCCGGATGGCCACATGGGTAAGTTCGACTGGAGCGGTGACATCTCTGCGGGTATTTCCGGCGGTGGCGTCAACGAAGCGGTCGGCATGACCATCAACTGCACGCCCGGTACTGTTATCACTTACCATTCCGGATCGTAAGTTCCACCTGATGAGCAGCTCCGGGGAGGGGATCCTCCTCTCCCCGGAAGACGCTTTCAGATAGAAGGAGGCAATTATGCCAGCCAGAAAAAAGACAGTGCCGATTGAGTCGGCGAGAAAGGAAGGCAAGCCAATGGCTGCGACAGAAAAAGATTTCACAAAGGTTGTCATTAGGGACGACGAAGGCGTCAAATACACGCTGGAATTCAACGCCAGGGTGGTCAAGCGGATGCAGCGGAACGGATTCAAGATTGACTCCGACTTCCCGAATGTAATGATTGAGGAACTGCTGACCGGCGCATTCCAGATGCATCACAAGGGCGTCCTGCCCGAAAAGATCATGAAGATCTGGGCGAGCCAGAGCAAGAAGGATGAACTGCTCGGCATCCTGATCAAACTGTATATGCGTCCGCTGGAGGATCTGATGGCAGAACCCGAAGCGGAAGACGAGGGTGCAGACCCTACGTGGGAAACCGTCTGACAGACGAAGACTCGGAGCAGACGGAGTCCCCAACGTATAGCAATATTTTTGACGAACTGTTTCCTCATTATCTGATGATGGGTATGACCCCGGAACAGTACTGGGACGGCGAAAGCAGTCTGAAACCGGCGTTCCGGAAAGCCTATCGGATGCGTATGGAACAGGAACAGAAGATTGCGGATCGGAATAACTGGTTCATGGGACAGTACATCATGTGCGTATTACAGGCAGTGCCACTGCTTGTTGGCGGACTGAATGTAAAGAACACAACCAGATTACCAGAGTATCCGAAGGAACCGTTCCTTGAGAAGTACGAAGCGGATAAGAAAGAAGCAGATCGGAAGAAGCAAGAAGAAGACCGGATGAAACTGACATTGGCACTCTTCCAGCAGGGAATTATGAAATTCAATAAACGCATGGAAGCAGCGGACAAGAAAGAAGATTCCGGGCAGTAAGAATATGGGGCGCGTCAGCGAGGAGGATAAGGCTATGCCTGATGTTGGAGTACTTGAACTTAAGATAAGGGACAATGCGGAAACAGCGGCAGGAGGTCTTACCCAACTCTCTGGCGCGCTTTCTGCTGTTAAAACGGCAGTAGGCAATGGAATTAAGCTTAGCAGTGTAGCGGATGAACTTGTTAATCTTAAAAATGTAATCACAGAAGCAAAGGCCGGGAAAACAATCGCAAGCCTTGGCACCATGTTTAATGCTGTAAACAAATTCAGCAATATTAAAAAGTTTAGTATTAATGCTAATGAAATTAGAGATATTGCCCAGAATATGCTGAAGCTTGCGGACGCAACGGATGCAGTTAATAAAAGTAATAAAGCAACTTCATCTGTTGCCAATGGACGTTTCGGCATGGAAACCATTGCTGAAAATACAAGAGAAGCAGTTAATCAAATAGAGGAACAGGTTGATAAATATAAAAATGTAACAGACCGTGCCAAGGAAATTGCCAAAGAAGGAAGTTATAGTCTGTCCCGTATGGCAGGTATGTGTATATATTCAACTTCTCCAGGCAAGAAACAGGTCCCTGGCCAGATTGCAATGGATCTCGACGGTACTGCTCAAAAAATACAGGAAGTAGTCAGAAAAATCAGTGTTACGGATGCAGCGGCAACAAGCATTGCCGATAAGATAGAAGATACAGGCAAGAAATTTGCAAGTGCAGTATCGGCGGAAACAATTACATCTCCACTTGAAAGAATATCTGATACGTTCAGAAACATGACGACAAATATCAGGTATTACGGAAGTGCGCTTGATACCGTTATACCGAAGGTACAGGCACTCAGTTCTGTCGAAATGATCGAGGCAGGGAATGCACGTTATGCCGCCATGTCTGAGCGTGAGCAGATGCTTGTCATGGCGGAAGCAACTGGCAAAATCAAATCAATTAAAGAAATGAATACCAACGACGTGTTCGTCGGAATGGAACAGACAACGGAACGTATTGATCAAATGAACATATCGCTCCGTGAAACGGGCGACATTGTTGAGAGTGTCGTTATCCCACGGTTCCAGGAAATGTACGCTATCTGGTCACAGTGGGCGTATGAATTCAATGCGTTCCAGATGGAAGGGTCTCGTCTAATGTCCGGTAATTCTCCGATGCTTCTCGGCGACGGACGGACCGTTGGACAATTGCTTCTCGGAGACGGAAGCGAACCACAGACGTTCCTTTCTACATGGGTTGATACAGGTGAACAGTTCAGAACTAACTGGGTTATGTTCACGTCGGACGTTGCTGAACAGTGGCGTGCGCAGTGGTCTCCGGACTGGATCCTTGGCGGATGGAATGTACCGCAGAGCATGTCTTCATTCCATCTTGGTGCAGGAACAAGTCCTCTTCTTCTTGGAGATGGTGGGGTTTCTCAGGAAAACGCACTTTCTACAATGGTTGATTATTCTGAACAATGGAAACAGAACTGGATCTATGGTGAAGGAACTGTTTCTGAAGTTGTTGAAGAAACCGAAAGAGTCGCTGCCGCTACGAGAGACGTTGCAAAAGAAGCCGAAGAATATGATGGAGTGTTTAAAGGAATACTTGAACAGAACCGCGAAGCGGCAATGATTGCTGAAGAAATACGTGCAAAGCAGGAAGCTGCATTCTACAATGGAGACAGAAAACATTTTGATTTCATTGAAACCAATTCAATGGCGGACAATCTTACACAGCTTGATCTTCTTAAGGCAAAACTTCACGAGGCTGAACTTGAATATAACAAACTTGTAAATAGCTTTGGTGCTGGATCGTCAAAGGCTATTAAAAAGGGTCTTGAAGTTCAGAAACTTCGTGATGCTATTTGGGAATATACGAATTCACTCAAAGGGATGAAGGAAGAGGAAGAAAGTGCTGAAGCAAGCACAAAATCACTTAGAGACAGACTTGATGAACTCTTCCAGGTTGGTAAAAAAGGAACGTTTGGGAAACTACTTAGCCAGTTTGCAAGGATTGCAAAATACCGTTTCCTGCGTGCTGTAATCAGACAGATTACACAGGGATTCAGGGAAGGTGTAGAAAATGTATACTATTACAGCAAGGCCATAGGAACATCTTTTGCGCCAAGCATGGACAGTGCAGCATCTTCTCTTGCACAAATGAAGAACAGTCTTGGTGCTGCAGTCGCTCCTGCTATTCAGGCACTGATTCCGATAATGCAGACGGTTGTGAATTGGTTTATCACAGGATTGAACTATCTTAACCAGTTCTTTGCATTACTAAATGGTCAGAACACATGGACCCGTGCCCTTCCGAAAACAACAGAAGCATTCAAAAAGCAAGAAACCGCAGCGAAAAAAACAGGGTCGGCAATTAAAGACCTGCTTGCGGACTGGGACGAACTTAATATCATTCAGAGCGATACAAGTGGCGCTGGGTCTATTGCTGGCGCATCTGATGCCGAAGATTATCTGAGCATGTTTGAAGAAGTAAGCACGTTCGACAGTAAAGTTAAAGATATTGTTACATTTATTAAAGATAATTTCGACACAATTAAAACAGTAGCACTTGCAATTGGCGAGGCACTGCTTGCCTGGAAAGTCGCTGAAGGCATATATGATGTACTCAGACTTGTCGGAACGCTAAAGGGTGGCATTATTATGTCTGTTATTGGGTTTACACTTTCTGCTGCAGCAGGTAAAGATCTTGCCTTGGAGGGTTTTTCAGCAAAAAGTGTTTTGGAAGCAATTGGAGGACTTGCCGCGTCTGCTATTGGAGGAGCATGGATTGGGAAAAGGCTCCTTGCGACAGCAGGATTTGGATCTGCCGGTTTGCTTATTGGCGCTATTACTGGACTTGCTATTGGACTTGGATTCCTGGTTACACAGTTTAATGCACATGCTGCTGATAATGCATATGGAACAATTACGGAAGACGCGGAAACAATTAGAAAAAATGTGATGAAATATTTTAAAACAAATGTTGAAGCAGAAGTAAATGTAACAGATGCATGGATTAATAATACAGCAAGCGCAGAGAAAAAAGTTGGTGAAGCACTTTCTGTTCTTGAAAAAGATTACAGTGTTGCTGTCACACTAAATACAGGGGACGCGTATGAAACATTTAAAAAAGATGTTGATAATCTGATTGTTGAAACAAATATGCTTATTCGTCATCGTAATCAGAATATAAAGATTCCTATTATTACATCTGGACAGTTCGGCAGTGATTCGCAATCAATATACAATTCTCTTAGCCATCAGTTGGATTTGACAGAACAGTACATTACACAACTTGGTGAAAAAATAGGGAAACTCATTTCCAGTGGGATAACAGACGGTGTCGAACTGGAAGGACTAAAGCAAAAACTTACAGATATTGTAAGGGCAGTAACATACGGACAGGTTAGTGGTGAATTTGCTGGTAATGTCGAACTGGCCGGTGCAAAACTCAGGAATAATGAATATACAAAAGATACTATTGAAGCATATATAAAGACATATAAAGATGAACGGCAGAATCTTTGGGACAAAGCATCCGCAGCTGCTATTGCTGAAAAGCAGGAACTTAGTGCAACTGTTGCCGCAATTCGTGAAAGAATAAAGCAGGGGGATCCTACTGCAACGCAGGAAGATCTTGATATAGCAGTTGCGGCGTATAGAAAATACAATACGGCTGAACGTACAAAGCAACTTTTCGAAGAGTGGGTTGGTGAGGGTGACAGACTGTTTAGTGAGGACCTTTGGTCGGCACTGACAACAGTAATGGATAAACGTAAAAATGACACAATGAGAAACCGTGCCTTAGACGCAGCAGAAAGAGGGAAACTTTCAAATGCATATAGTTTTCTTTGGCATGATATTGCAAAAGAAACCGGCATAGACGAAGATATCTTGAAAGAGATGCTTGACTTCAGTGGGATTAATCTGCTCGATCTTTTCCCGGATGACTATGGAAAGCGATTCAGGAAAGCAATAATTGATGCAATTACCGAAGGAAATTATACGCCGGACCAGATCAAAGATATTACAGATAAATTTGGAATTCAGTTGACGCCAAGCGAATTAATACATATGACATTCCCTGATGGTTTTAAAGATGATACAGCTTTGGCAAATGAATGGGCCGAGCAATTTACAAAACAGAAACCCACATTCTCGCTTATATATACACCTTCT